TGGCCAATCAGATTTAGTTGAAGTAGTCAATGGTAGAGTTAATATCATTGACTACAAAACTAATAAGGAGATTAAAACAGAATCATTCAAGAACTGGGAAGGAATGTCTGAAAAGATGTTACCACCAGTAGAACATTTGGATGATTGCAACTTTAATCACTATGCTTTACAGTTAAGTATCTACATGTATATTATCTTAAAGCATAATCCTAAACTTCAACCAGGAAAAATATTTATTCATCACATTACATTTGAAACAGAAGGTGAAGATCAATATGGATATCCTATTGCTAAACTGGATGGAAATGGAGAACCAAAGGTATTAGAAGTAATACCAATGCCGGTACCTTATCTTTATGATGAGGTTATCTCAGTTATCAATTACCTTAAGGAGAATCCTTATATTATTAAAAAGAAGTAATATGATTGTAAGACTATTTGATGTTCAAAATGGTAAAGTAATTCCTACAGAACATTGCTATACATTAAAAGCACTTAAAGACATTATGGATAATTATCCAGATGATTATCTTAAAATATACCTCTACCTATTTTATATGACATGTCCTAATCCAGACATGAATCCTTTCTTTCATACTCCAGAGATAGATAAAGAACACATTATTCTAAAAGAAATACAAGCAGAGTTCTCAACAGAAGATGATGATATACACACTGCTTTACTATTTTGCCAAAGAATGTATGAAACACCAACATCTAGAGCATACAAAGGAATGGCATCTATGTTAGATAGATTAGCTAGATACATGGAGACAACTACTATTACTGCCGGTAGAGATGGAAATATTAATTCACTAGTAGCCGCTGCTAAAAACTTTGATCAAATTAGAGCATCATTTAAAGGAGTATACAAAGATCTTCAAGATGAACAATCAAGTAAAGTAAGAGGTGGACAAGGATTAGCTTATGACAGTTAATTATGAGTGAGATTTATCAAGACATACCAACCTATGACAATGGAACATGGACAACAACAAACTTTGAATCCAGAGAGGACTTCAGCAACTTCATATTTGGAGTTTTCAAAGAACCCGGTAGTTACGGATTCAACAGTACAACTAATCAGGTATTTATATCTGAGTCAAGAAAGTTTAGAGATACTGGAGTATATTGCACAGCCCCGTTCAAATCAAAAGACTTCATTGCCTATTGGGATGATCAAAAAGCAAAATGCAGGAAGGGGATAATTGTAAAAGATGGTGACAACACATGGTTTCTTGCAAGAGAATACTATATGTGGTTAAACTTTTTGCCAATCTTTGATAAGGAACAACAGAAGTTTGACTTTGCTAAAATTAGGGATGCACAGTATCATATGGCTCTATATGAGTTATTAGCTGAGTTAAACTATAAACATGCTGCTATTCTAAAGAAACGTCAGATTGCATCTTCTTATTACCATATGGGTAAGTTTATAAATCAGCAGTGGTTTGAAGCTGGAGTCACACTTAAGATGGGAGCAAGTCTTAAAGATTATATCAATGAGAAAGGATCCTGGAAATTCTTACAGGAATATGCAGCATTCTTAAATGAGCATACAGCATGGTATAGACCTATGTCTCCAGACAAGGTAATGATGTGGCAACAAAAGATTGAAGTAAGAAAAGGAGATAGAAAAACAGAAGTTGGTCTCAAAGGTACTATACAAGGTATGTCATTTGAGAAAGATCCAACAAATGGTGTAGGGGGTCCAGTAAAATACTTCTTTCATGAGGAAGCAGGTATTGCACCTAAGATGGATCAGACATATGAGTACATGCGCCCGGCCATGCGCTCAGGTATGGTAACTACAGGTATGTTTATTGCAGCAGGATCTGTGGGTGACTTGTCTCAGTGTAATCCTTTGAGAGATATGATTCTTAATCCACTTTCTAAAGATATCTATGCAGTAGAAACTGATCTTATAGATAACAAAGGAACTGTAGGTTTGTCAGGTTTGTTTATTCCTGAACAATGGTCAATGCCACCATATATTGATGAGTTTGGTAATTCAAAAGTAGAAGAAGCTCTTATAGCTTTAGATGCTCAATTTGAGCAATGGAAAAAAGAACTTTCTCCGGAAGACTATCAATTAAGGATTTCTCAGCATCCAAGAAATATCCAAGAAGCCTTTGCACACAGATCTGTATCAATATTTCCAACTCACTTGGTTGCTGCTCAGAGCAGAAGAATTGAAGAGAAAGAATATGCTTATGAGTATTTAGATATTTATACTGATGAGACAGGAAAAGTTGCTGTAAAACCTACAGATAAACAACCTATTAAAGAATTTCCAATAAGTAAAAAGACAGAAGATAAAACTGGTGTACTTGTTGTATGGGAAAGACCAATTAAAGATCCTACCTTTGGTCAGTACTATGCATCTATTGACCCCGTTTCTGAAGGTAAGACTACAACATCAGAATCTTTATGTTCTATCTATATCATGAAAGCTCCTGTAGAAGTTACTAAAGTAACTGTAGGAGAAACAGAAACATACATAGAACCGGATAAAATTGTAGCTGCTTGGTGCGGTAGATTTGATGATATTAATAAAACTCACCAAAGGTTAGAACTAATTATAGAATGGTATAATGCTTGGACAGTAATAGAGAATAACATTTCACTATTCATTCAGTATATGATATCAAGAAAGAAACAAAGATATCTAGTACCAAAAAGTCAGATATTATTTTTAAAAGACTTAGGTGCTAATGCTAATGTATTTCAGGAGTATGGTTGGAAAAATACCGGTACATTATTTAAGGCACACTTACTAAGTTATACTATTGAATACTGCAAAGAAGAATTAGATGTAGAAACTAAGACTGATGGTACTATTGTAAGAACTAAGTATGGTATAGAACGTATTCCAGACCCAATGTTACTTAAAGAAATGCAAGAGTATGCTGATGGAGTCAACGTGGATAGACTTGTATCATTTGCAGCACTTGTGGCATTTATGAGAATCCAGCAAGCTAATAGAGGTTATTCTAAAAGAGTTATCATGGATGATGCTTCTAAAAACTTGCAAAAGTCAGATAATTTGTTTAAATTAAATAGAACCCCGTTCCGTCATATGGGTGGATCAGGTAAAGTTATTAATGGTCAAGTTTTTAATAGGTCAGCCTTTAAGAACTTAAAATAATAGATATGCAGGTATATAATGCTTTACAGTTAAAAAAGGGAGCAAAAGTTGAACAGAATAGGATGGGTAGTGTTACCCAACCTCTTCAATTTATTCCTAAGAAAGATAAGGATGAAGAATGGGCAGCTTGGAATCTTGACTGGCTTGAGTGGAATGGTTTAAAACAAATCCGTAGAAATGCACGCAGGCTTATGAAAAACTATAAGCTTGCAAAAGGTATTATTGATAAGTCTGATTATATAGTTGAAGAAAATAATGAATATAGAGATGTTGTTGAGTTACTTACTAGAGAAGATCCTACAGCATTAGAACTTAAGTTCTATCCTATTATTCCAAATGTTATTAATGTTCTTGTAGCTGAATTTGCAAAAAGAACTACTAAACTTACATACAGAGCAGTTGATGAGTTCTCATATAATGAGATGATTGAGCAAAAAAGAAAAATGGTTGAGGAAACTCTTATGGCCAATGCTCAAATGAAAATTGTAACTGCTATGTTAGATGCTGGTTTAGATCCAAATTCTCCAGAGGCACAAGAGCAAATAAATCCTGAAAATCTAAAAACACTTCCTGAGATTGAATCTTTCTTTAAGAAAGACTATAGATCAATGATAGAACAGTGGGCGTCACACCAACATAAAGTAGATGTTGAAAGATTCCGTATGGATGAATTAGAAGAAAGAGGTTTTAGAGATTCACTTATTACAGATAGAGAGTTCTGGCATTTCCATATGATGGAAGATGATTATGAAGTAGAACTTTGGAATCCTGCTGTTGTATTCTATCATAAGTCTCCAGATGCAAGATATATTTCTCAAGGTAACTGGGTAGGTAAAATTGATATGTTTACTGTTGCCGATGTTATTGATAAATATGGATACATGATGACAGAAGAGCAGTTAGCAGCTCTTGAAGCAATTTATCCAATTAGATCTGCAGGTTATAACATTGGTGGATTGCAAAATGATGGGTCATTCTATGATGCTACTAAGTCTCATGAATGGAATACTAATATGCCATCACTTGCATATAGACAATATACTTCAGCAGTTGCCGGATCAGTATATGAGGGTGGAGATATTATAAATCAAATCTTATCACAAGGAGAAGATTACTTTGATCAAGGTACTGCATTCTTACTTAGAGTAACTACTGCATATTGGAAGTCTCAAAGAAAAGTAGGACATCTTACTAAAATTACAGAAGAAGGAGAAGTTATCAATGAGATTGTTACTGAAGATTACTCAGTTACTGAAAAGCCAATATATGATACAAGACTCTTTAAAAATAAAACTAAAGAGAATCTTGTATTTGGTGAACATATTGATTGGATCTGGATTAATGAAACTTGGGGTGGAGTAAAGATTGGTCCAAATCTTCCTTCATTCTGGGGTATGAATAATCCTGGAGGATTCTCTCCTATTTATATTGGAGTTGGTAAGAATCATATTGGTCCACTTAAATTCCAATTTAAAGGTGACTCATCATTATATGGTTGTAAACTTCCAGTAGAAGGAGCTGTATTCTCTGATAGAAATACTAAGTCTACTGCTCTTATTGATTTAATGAAGCCATATCAAATTGGATACAATATTGTAAATAACCAGATTGCAGATATTCTAGTAGATGAACTTGGTACTGTAATCATGCTTGATCAGAATACATTGCCTAAACATTCACTTGGTGAAGACTGGGGTAAAGGTAATTATGCTAATGCATATGTTGCAATGAAGAACTTTCAGATTCTTCCTCTTGATACATCTATTACAAATACAGAGAATGCATTAAACTTCCAGCATTTTCAAAAACTTGATCTTGAGCAAACCAATAGGCTCATGTCAAGAATTCAACTTGGAAACTACTTTAAGCAACAAGCATATGAAGTAATTGGTGTTAACCCACAAAGAATGGGACAACAATTATCTCAGACTACTGCTACTGGAGTAGAACAAGCTATGGCAGCATCATATGCACAGACAGAGATATACTTTATCCAACACTGTGATTATCTAATGCCTAGAGTACACCAAATGCGTACTGACTTAGCACAATATTATAACTCTACAAAACCATCTGCTAGACTATCTTATATTACATCTGCAGATGAAAAAGTAAACTTTGAAATAGAAGGTACAGATTTATTAATGAGAGATCTTAATATTTTTGCTACAACTACTGCTAACCATAGAGCTGTTCTTGAACAGTTAAAGCAAATGGCAATGCAGAATAATACTACTGGTGCTTCTATTTATGATCTTGGTAAAGTTGTTCAATCTGATTCAATTGCTGAATTAAATAATGCTCTTAAAGATTCTGAGCAAAAACAACAGCAAATGAAACAACAAGAGATGCAACAACAACAGCAAATGCAAGAACAAGCTCTTCAGGCTAAAGCTCAAGAAGAAAAACTCAAGAGAGACTTTGATATGGCTGAAGCTGAGAAAAACAGACAAAGAGATATTCTCATTGCTGAAATTAGAGCTGCAGGTTATGGCGCTGCTGTTGATGTTAACAAAAATGAAATGTCTGACTATCAAGATGCAATGAAAGATATCAGACAAAGTGAGCAATATCAAGAGCAAAACAATCTACAAAGAGAGAAGCAAGTAAATGAAAATATGAGACAATCTCAAAAAATGGATATTGAAAGAGAAAAAATTCAAGCTCAAAAGGAGATTGCAGATAAGCAATTACAGATTGCAAGAGAGAATAAAAATAAATTTGATAATAAAACAGAAAAGAAGAAATAATCTTTTAGCTATATAGTCCAGAAAATTATGCTAACTGTTTTAAATATTTGAAGTTTATTTTGTATATTAAATTATAAACAAAACCAACAAATATGGAAGAAACCAACAAAAAACCTGATGATCAGGTCCAAGACTCTACAACGGTAGGTCAGGTAGATGTAAATATTGATGAGCTATTTGGAATGCCTGGTGCTGAAAGTGTAATGCTTCCATCAGATGATTCAGATAATAATAAACAAACGTCAGTCTTTTCTAAACCAAAAGATGTAGACACAACGTTCCTTGACAAACCTGCAACTAAAGCAGGTGATGATAGTAGTGATAATAACACTAATGTTTCTACAGCAGAAGTTGATGAGGCAATTGCTCAACTTGATGACATGATCACTCAAGAAGAAGAAACTGGAAATAAAGGAAGACCAAAGGTTGATAAATCTGGTCTTTCTGAGTTGGCTCAGAAAATGATTGAGGAAGGTACACTTATTCCATTTGATGATGATAAACCATTAGAGGAATATACTACCAAAGACTTCCGTGAATTATTTGAAGCTAACTTTCAAGAAAGAGAAAATAAAATTAGACAAGATACTCCAAGAGAGTTTTTTCAATCTCTTCCAGAAGAACTTCAGATTGCAGCTAAATATGTAGCAGATGGTGGAACAGACCTTAAGTCTTTATTTAGAACTCTTGCTCAAGTTGAAGAAGTAGTTCAATTAGATCCATCAAATGAATATGATCAAGCAGAGATTGCAAGACAATATCTTTATGCTACTCAATTTGGTACTCCTGAAGAAATTGAATCTGAAATTAATGATTGGGCTGATCTAGGCAAACTTGAGCAAAAAGCAAATCAGTTTAAGCCTAAGTTAGATGCAATGCAAGAAGAAATTATTGCAAGACAGTTAGCAGAGCAAGAAGCAAGAAAAGAACAACAAGCTGCACAGGCAAAAATGTATACAGATAATGTATATAATACTTTGTCAAAAGGAGAACTTGGTGGAGTTAAGCTTGATAGAAAAGTACAAAGTTTATTGTATTCTGGATTAGTTCAACCTAACTATCCATCCATATCAGGTAAACCTACTAACATGTTAGGTCACTTACTAGAAAAGTATCAGTTTGTTGAACCAAGACATGATCTTATTGCGGAAGCACTTTGGTTGCTTGCAGATCCAGATGGATATAAAGGTAAGATCAAAGAACAAGGTTCAAAGAAAACAGTTGAAGATACTGTAAGAAAATTAAAAACAGAAGAAAGTAGAAAGATTAGTTCATCTACTATTTCTGAAGATAATGATACAAGAAGAACACAAAAACAACAAAGAACACTCTCAAGACCAAATAATTTGTTCAAGAGATTTTAATTAGTAACAATTTAAATTAATATATACAATGGCAACTCCAGTAATGAACAATGGTATATTCCTTAGGGATACCGCTTACAACGCAAGTTCCCATGTGGATTCTTACCACTTGGTGAACATGCTGAAAGATGCAGAGCCAATGGACCTTGGTCCAGTGGATCTTTGGGCTATGTCCCAAAAGGTTGAAATGCCTCTTTATCAAATGTCATCATTTGGTGGAAAAAATGTTATCATGGTAGATAACGCACGTGGGGAATACAGATGGCAGACTCCTGTCTCTATTGACCTTCCTTACATTGTTGAAGATGTTGAACCAACCAATGACTTTAAAGGTGTTGATGGTACTACATTCCGTATCAAACTTAACAAAAGAGAATTTGGACATGGTGATATCATTACCTATGACAAATACAATGGAGTTGAGATGTACATCACTGCAGAAGATATTCTTCCATTAGGTGATGGTTTTATCTATACTGTTCAGTTAGTAAACAATGACAACTACAAATACATTGACAATAAGTATTTGGCTAATGGTACTAAAGTATTCCGTAAAGGTTCTGCAAGAGGTGAGTATGGTGAAAGATTTTCTGACATCATCACTAATGCTGGTTTCCGTGAATTCTACAACTACGTAGGTGGTGCAGAAGCTCACGTACACTACTCTATCTCTAGCCGTGCTGACTTGATGATCAAAGGTGGTATGAATGCAGATGGTACAGTTCCTGTAACTGAGATCTGGAGAACATTTGACAAAAACATTGATCCATCTATTGCTTCTTTGGAAGACATGATCAAAGTTATGGGTAAAGATAAAGTTAAGAAAGCATTTGACAACGGTGACTTGTCACGTACATTCTTGACTAATATGGAAGCTGCTCACTTGAGCAAAATTGCAACTGACATTGAAACATACCTCATGTGGGGTCATGGTGGTAGAGTACGTCAGGATGGTCCAGATGATGTTAGATTGTCTGTGGGTCTTTGGAAGCAGTTGGATAACTCATTCAAAAGAGTATACAACAAAAATAACTTCACACTTGACTTGTTCCGTTCTGAGATCTACAACTTCTTCAATGGTAAAGTTGAATTCCAAGGTCCAGATCCAAAACGTAGCCTAGTTGTACAAACTGGTATGGGTGGTATGAGAATGGTTAATGAAGCTATCAAGCAAGAGGCTATCTCTTCTGGTCTTCTTATCCAGGCTGCTGATAT